ATTAGGATTTTGTCTCATCATATTAGGATTTTGTTGCATCATATTAGGATTTTGTCTCATGATATTAGGATTTTCTTGATTAGTTTTATTTTTAATATTTAAAAATAATTCTTTTATATTTTTATCATTTAGTTCTTCGTTGTTATTTTGTTCTTTATTAATTTTAATATTATTTAATGAAGTTGACATATTATTTTGTGTATTATTACTAGCCATTTATATATAAATAGTTAATATAAATGATATAAATTATTTAACGCAATTCTTTTATTTTTTTAATTTAGCAACACATCTTCCAGAATCGGGATTACATACTTTGCCTTTTTCTTTGCATTCTTTTGTTTTTTTATCAGTGCATTTATCTTCTTTTATATCTTTCTTTACATCATCTTTAATTTCTTCTTTTATATCTTTCTTTACATCATCTTTTATGTCTTCTTCTATATCATCCTTTACATCATCTTTTATGTCTTCTTTTACTTTAATTTGTTTATCAAATTTTTCTTTAACATTTTGTTTTAATTTACCAACACATCTTCCAGAATCGGGATTACATACCTTGCCTTTTTCTTTGCATTCTTTTGTTTTTTTATCAGTACATTTATCTTGTTTTTCTTCATTGCGAATATCATTTAATTCTTTTTTCTCATCATAATTTTGAACTTCTTCTTCTTCAATTTCAAAATCCGTATCATTCTTTTTAATATTTTCATTAATATAATTTTTTATTTTTAATTTATCACTATTATCTTCTTTTTTAGTACTAAATTTTTTAAAATTTTTATTTACTTCTATATTGTAAGTATATATTTCCTCTATAATATCATAATTAAAATTTGTAAATTTTGCCAATTTTTTTATATTAATAATATCATAATTTATTAATAGTTCATCATATATTTCTTTTCGCTGAATATAATAATCATTATATAATTCATCTTGAATAATACGAGGATTATTATAAATAGTATCGTAATACATTTTTTTATCAATTATATCAATATCAATATCATCTTTAATTTTATAATAATCTTCTATCATATTTTTAAAATCATTTATATTTTTTTTTATTTCAATTTCTTTATCTTCATTTATAATATCATATAGTTTAGAACTTATATTATTCAACATTAATCTAATAAATATTTAATATTTTAATTATGTTTCGATTATTTTATTTACTTTTTTTTCTTTTGAATCAGGATTTTCTTTATCTGTTTTTTGTCTTTCAGAACCATCAAACATTACTTTATAAAATTCCGTTAATTTTTCTTCGTCATTCATTTGATCTTCATATATACTTCTTGGTACGTATTTTATAATTGTTTCCTGTTCAGGACAGATTGTCATGTTTTTATAATATGCATGTATAACTAATATAATACCAATAAATAGAAAAAATATTGCAATTGCTTTCATTATTAATATAATAATAGAAAAAATAAATTGAATTTATTCTTTTAAATCTTGTTTTTGTGTCCAAGGATCTTTTTCTGTAAAAACCGTATCAAGTTCAGACATTTTATTTTCAACTTCTGTGATATTTTCATCATCTTCATTAACTTCTTCTAATTTAGAAGAATTTATACTATCTAATTTTCTTTTTTCAAAAATGTCATCCTTAGATTCTTGATTTTTCTTATATTCTTTCATCAATGTATTTAATTGTGTTTCTGAATATTCTTGATTACTTAAATCATCAGGATTTGGTGACCATGGACACCAACAACCAACTTGTCCAATAAAAATATTAAAATTTTTATCTTGTTTTTTTAAAAACTCACTTCTCATTCTAGCTTCCTCAACTGTATCAAAAACCCCTCTTACTTTAATACCTCTCATACTTGTTTGAAAATTATTTTCCTTATGATAAAGTCTTTCTACATCTGATTCATTTACTGATTTAGAAAATTTATATTGAGAATCAAGATCTTCAACATCAAACAAATAATTATGTTCCTTTCTAACATTATCAATTAAATCTGTATTATCAGGATTTACATTTTTTAATCCATTAAATAATGTATCCATATCTTTAGAAAATTTATCTAAAAATGCTTTTACATAATACGATTCTTTATTTTTAATTACATCTTCTGGACTAATAAATGATAATAGACAAAAATTTTGATTTTTTATTTGTTTATCTTCATCTAAATAGTCATGTTCTTTAGTACTAACTAATCCCTCCATCTATAATTATTGATAATTAAAATAATCTTATATAGTTTTAGAAAATGAATATAGATTATGAAGAATTTGTTTTAAGACTGGTAAAAAATATAATTTTAGTTATTATTATAACATTAATAATTTATTTAACACCCGATGATATTGAAAAAATTAAAAAAAGTATATTTATTGCATTGATAATCGTATTTATTACTATAGTATTTGATAATCTAGTACCAATTTTGCCTCAAAATATAAAAAAATATATTAATAGAACATAATAATGTATTTAGGTATATTTATTATAAACTTTATTTTATATATATTAGAAATAACTTATAAAACTATTGAAAAATTTAATGATTATGAAAATAGTTTATATCACACAATAGTAACATCAGCAACAGCAAATGAAAAAAATAACAAAGATATTTTAGTTCCGGATACAAATACTATTAAAATATTTAAAAGTAGTTTTTTATAAATTAGATGGTTCTATTTCGATATTTTCCAAATAAATATTTTTTTCGTATTTAGAATAATTATGTATTATAGTAATCATCTTTCTTACTCTCATTTTAAATAACATTATACTTTTATCTACTCTATTATGTAAATTAAATCCAATAGTATATTTTGATATAATTGGAACATTTAATTTTACCGAATTTAATAACTCTAATATATATTTTTTTGTTTCAATAAATGAAGATATGTATTGAGTTGGATGATATATATTATTTAATATATATATATATATTTTCATTAATTTATCAATATTTAGTATAATATCAATATATAATGTTTTATTAAATTTATTTATAAAATTTATATCAAGAATGATTTGTGTTAATATATCATCTTTTAATAAATATTTAAATTCTTTTGGAATTTTATTAATATTTCCATTTAATGAATTGAAATAACTAATATTAACTAAATTATTATTAATTTTGTCTTTAATTTTTTTCTCTTCATACTGATTCTTTTCTAAATCATTATTAATCTTTAAATAAAATAAATATCCAATTATAAATATAATTATAATAGATATTAAAACATTTGTTTCATAATTTGCAATTATATAAAATATTAATGCTAAAATAAATATATATATGTATAAATAACCATATTTATCATTCATCTTTATTAAATTAAATTATATTTTTATAGTGAAATATCATCAATAAAATAAATAATAAAAGATATAAATATAAAAACTATTCCAGTATATAAAATTCTATTATTGCTAAAAAAAATATCAAATAAAATTTTTCTATATTCATGACTTGAATATCCCTTATGATTGATACTCAAAAAACTACTAAAATCATTTATAATATCTATCATATATTCTATTGTATTTTGATATAATTCAAATATAGTTAGTTGACTGATACTATTATTTGTTTTATTTTCTAACTTTATAGATTTTTTTAATATATTAAATTTATTTTCTATTGTTTTTTCAATATACATATCAATATCTTTAAGTTTACTATCAATAGTAATACTATCTGAATTATTTTCAGTCATCCTTAAAAAATAGTAAGAATTTAAATTATATTCATTAAATCAACATCTGTAATAAACATTCTTCGACAACAATATCTAGTTACTCCTAATGAATCAAGTATCTCTTTTGTATATGTTTTATAGAAATGATTATTATCAACATTATTATCTATTTTATTTTCTTTAATTATTTTTTCTTTTTCATTATTATAATAATCCACTTGATTTGCCGTTACTCTACCACATGTGAAACATCTAATAGGTTGTATCATTATTAATATATCTAATATTATTAAAAGATAATCATTTTTTATATAAAATTTATATCTTTATAAATAAATAGAGTAATGAGTGCTTTTTTAAAAAATAAAATAACCGATTTAGAAACTAGAATAAATAATATGGTAGTTCCTACTAATTCCGAAAGTAATGATGAATTAAAAAATAATTTTACTGAATTAAAAACATCATTACGAACAAATACAGAAAAAATAGAATCGTTTGAAAAAGATTTTTCAACTTTTAAAAATCTAACTAATGATAATACTAAAAATACTAGTTCTAATTTACAAACATTATCAAATAATTTAAATATTATAAATAAAAATATCGAAGATATGAGTTATAAAAAAACAATTGAAACAGTAAATAAAGTTGTTACCGATTTAAAAACTTCTACTGATAATACAGCAAAAAAATTAGAAACTTTAGAGAAAAATGTTAAAACATTAACTGATAGTAATTCTGCTCTTAATAAAAAATTACAAACTTTAGAACAAAAAATAGCTTCTGGAAAACAAGTTTAAGAATATTTTGATTTTAAGTTTTTACATTCTTCAAAAAAATCTTGATCTAATTTATAAATATTAATTACATTATTTAATATTTCATTTGATTTTGAACAATAATTATTATTTTTTTTCATATTAATAATAGATCTATTCAAATATTTTTTTGCATTATTTATATCATTTGACTTATAATATACTAATCCATATATATGATCGATTTCTGGGTTTTCTAAATTTTCTAATGATTTATAAATTTCACTTGCATTTTTAATAATATTATCGTCTATTATATTAAAATTGACTAATTTTGCCAATTCAATATATTGTGAATTTTGTGATAAAAAATTTTTATTTTTTAAGGATGAACCAAAAATTCCAACCTTACTACCTTCTAAAAAAATACATTTATTTAATATTTTACTATCAATATTATCTTTATTATTCTTCAAAAATTTTGTTAATGATACTTTATAATCATATTTAAATATATCTGTATTTTCAAATAATTTATCAGCAGTTTTTTTATTAATAAAATATGAAGACTTACTTATTAATATTTTATCATATTCCTTAAAAGATATTAACTCAATATTTTTATTTTCATTATATATAAAATCGCTTGTTATCAATATATCCAAATTTTCTAAAATATTAATATTTTTGATTAATAATTCAATATTATCTATATAATCTTTACTAATAATAACATCATCCTCCAATATTAAATTATATTCATTATCTTTTACTTTAAGTAGTGCATTTCTTTGTTTTTCTATATTTGAAATTTGATTTGGATTTAATGGAATTATATTACTATTATATTCGCAATTTTCTATTTTATCATAATTTACTCTTTTATTATATTTTTCACTATCACTCAATATATCACTATTATTTGGACTATCAACAATTATAATATTCGCTTTTAAATTATATTTTTCACATAAATTTTTTAAAAAGGTTAATGTACTGTTAATATATTGTGTTCTGTTACTCAATGATTTTGTATATATTACAATAATATTAATTATTTTATTCATTTTATATATTTATTTACTTTTTTTTATATGTATATTAATTTAAAAAAATAATACATTCTAACTTATTAATTTCGCCTTAGTTATATTTGGAAACCACCCCCCTATTGGAAATCGTATACCATGACCTTCTATTTCATATTTATTTCCTTCATCTAATTTATTAAATACTTCTACACTTGTCCAGTGTAATACATATATTGAATTTTTTAATATATATACATTATTATTAGTATCACTTATACTTTGACTTCCTTTTGCATTATTAGAACCATATGTATGTTTCTCGTCAACCACTATAACTTTTTTAAATTTGGTTGAATAAACATAAATAAAATTAAGAATAGTTATAAATATTATTATAATAAATAAACTTTTAAAAGAAAAACTTGGTATATTATTAAAATCAAATAAATTATTTTTTTTCATCTATTAAATACATATAAAAATATTTATATAATTATATAATGAATATGTCATATATATTATCTGAATTATATTACGATTGGTTTAATAATGAAAACTACTGGTTTGATAAAAATTTAAATAATGATATCTATTTAACAAGAAAATATTATAAGTATATCAATAAAATTTATCTTGAAAATAATTTAAAACAAGAATTAATTGGTGCTATAATTTTATTAGACCAAATTCCAAGACATTATAAAAGATTATATGATAATAAATTAAAAGTAAATTATTATTCTGCAAAAGCAACATTATATTCTGAATTAGTAATCAAATTATACGAAAAAGTATTAAATATAGATGAATTATGTTTTATTTATTTACCATATAGACATATATATGATACTGATAAAATTCAATTTATTATTAATAAATTTATTAATATTTATAAATGTGAATCGAATGATGAATATACAAAAAAAAGAGCTAAAAAATATATTTTAAATACTTTAAATAATTTTTATAAATTTGGTAATAATATTTTTATTAGTAAATCATATCAATCTAGTATTTCAAATATTATTAATTTTGATTTAAATATTCTTGAAAATAAATCTATTAATATTAATCATAATGATAATATGTTAATATATAATAATATTTATAATGAAATTTATAATAGTTATGTTAAATTAAAAAATAATTCAACAATTATAGTATCTATATCAGGTGGTGTTGATAGCAATATAGCATTATATATTATAAATAAAATTAATAATAGAAATAAAAATAAAAATATTAAAATTATTCCTATTCATATTAATTATAATAATAGAGATATATCAAATGATGAATTGAATTTTGTTAATTATTATTGTTATCTAAATAATAATAAACTTATTTATAGAACAATTTTTGAAATTAATAGAGATCAATGTTCAAATAGTAATACAATTAGAAATATTTATGAAGACATTACTAAAAAAATTAGATTTGATATGTACGAGTATGGACTGAGATATAGTGAAAATGTATATATATTACTTGGTCATAATAAAGATGATTGTTTTGAAAATATAATTACAAATATATCATCAAGAAAACATTATGATAATCTTACTGGTATGAAAAAATGTACAAATATAGATAAATTAATATTATGGAGACCTATGATTGATATTTATAAAAAAAATATTATTGATTTTGCATATAAATTTAATATTCCTTTCTTAAAAGATAGCACACCTCAATGGTCAATGAGAGGTAAAATAAGAGACAATGTTAAAAAAGAATTAATAAATTTAAAATATAATGATGATATTATAGAAACTTTTTTTGAATTAAAAGATTATTTATCTGAATCAAATGAAATAATTCATAATATAGTTTTAAATAATTTAATAAACAAACTTAATTATTCATATAACAATATATCTACAAATATTAGTGTAATATATAATGAAAATGAAATAAATTGTTTTAATTATTTTAATATATGTTTTTTATTTTTTAAAAAAATCAATATAAAAATTTCTAATAAAACAATTAAAGAATTTATGTGGTTTATTAAAAAAAATAAAAACACTAAAATTTTCATTAACAAGAATGTTTATATTGACAAAAATTTTAGTGTTTTTAATCAATATTTTTTAGATATTTATATTACTGATTAAAATAATCGAATATGACATTATTATTTGAAATATTATTCTTACAATAATTTAAATGTTCACATACATCGAATAAATTATCTATTTTATTAATTTTGTTAATATTTAAATTTAGAAAAACATTTTCATGGTATTTTTCAAGTAAATTATTGAATCTTATTTTGTAATTATTATTTTTTTCTATTTTTTTAAATTGTTTTTTAATTAAACTATCATCGATATTTGAAATAATATTACTAATATCATTACATTTTTTAATATCAATATAATGTTTTAATTTATTATAATTTTCAATCTCACTTTTATTTATATTAGTTTTTTCTTTTTTCTGAATATCAATCTTATAATACTCATTATTATAACATATTATTACATATTTATCATTTTCTTCTAAATTTATAATAGGACCTCCAAAGTATTTTTTGTAATAATCATTTAATACAATATTAAATAAATTAAATAATTCAGTTTCTTTATTATCAAGTGTTTTATATAATTTAGTTATAAATGATTGATATAAAATATTTATTTTTGTTAATTTATATGATATTAATTCACTTTTAATTTCTAATGCTGCTGTTGTCGGTGTTGAATAATTTTTATCTGTAATTCCCGTAATTAATAATTTATCTCCTTTATCATATTCATGTCCAATTGCTGATATAATTGGTTTAGAAGAATTTTTTATTTTTTTAAATAATTCAATATTATCAAATGAATTTGATATTTCATTAGTTGCACCACCACCTCTTATAATTATAATAATATCATTTGATTGCAAACTATCAATTGCTATTATTGTTTCATTTGATGTATTTTCTCCTTCAAGTGATATTTCTATTAAATTAATTTCAATATTTAAATTAAATTGTTTTACAAAATCATTATATCCTTGCGTTTCTTTTTTTGATATTATTCCAATTCTTTTTACTTTATTCCAGTCAATTATTTTTTTATCAATATGTAAATTATACTTAATAATTTCATCTTTCAATAATTTTAATCTCGAATTTTCATTTTCTAATATCAAATTACTTACATTTAATATATATTTATGTCCGTAATAATACTCACAATTCAAATAACCTTCAATTTTGCATAATTTATTTTCATTTTTAATTATTTCATCTGTAGAAATTTTACTTTTACTTGTCCATAATTTACAATCAAATGATATATTATTATTTGTTATTTTAAAACTCATGCCACTTTTTTTCCAAATTTTACATTCTTTTATATCTCCTATTACTGTTAATTTATCAAATTCATTACAAATTAATTTATTTTTTGATAATAAAATACCATTTAAAACTTCTGGAGTATAAATAATATTTTCTTCAAAATAATTATCACTTGAATCACTTAAATCGCTAGAATCATTAATAAAATTCATAATTAAAAATATTAATATAATGATATTCATTTTTTAATTTTCTTTGACATTTATATAATTTCATACTTATATCTCCAAAATTATAATATACTTCTATCTAATTTATTATAATTCTTTGATCTATAATAAAAAAATTTTTTAATTTTTATATATATATATGGTATTATTGCTGATGTAATAATTATTACTTCAATCATTTAATTTTTTTTGTTACTTTTTTCTTAGGTTTTTTTTCTTCTTGAATATCTTCTTTTTTATTTTCTTCTTCTTGAATATCTTCTTCTTTAGTTTCTTCTTCTTTAGTTTCTTCTTTTTTAGTTTCTTCTTTACTTTCTTCTTCTTTACTTTCTTCTTCTTTACTTTCATTATCTTCTTTTTGCTTTCTCCAAAGTTCTCCTATTTTTTTCATTAAATCTTGTCTTGTTAACTCTGGAAATTCTTCCTTCATTTTTTTCATATTTTCGGATACGAAATTATTATACTTTGTAGGAGGTCTTTTTTCCTTTTTAACATTTTTTTTACTATAAACTTCTTTATAAACTGTATTCAAAATAAGACATAATTCATTTTTAGTATATTCTTTGTTAATATCAACTGCTTCATTGAATTTTTCAAGTACTTCCTTTGTATTAGTCATTATTACAATAGTAATAATAAACTATAAAAATATAATCATTTTTTTTTATAATTCTATTTAATTTATATTTAATTAATAGAAGAAGTTGCACTATTTATGTCAATAAGTAATACTGATAATCCATATTTTATAATCGTTGCTGGTCCAACTGCATCTGGAAAATCTACCTTAGTAAATAAAATATCACATTATCTAAATAATAAAGAATTAGATGATAAAAATAAAACAAACTTTATTTCTATAGATAATTTAATTGAAAAAAATCCATATTTCAAAAATGAAATAGAAAAATATTTTAAAAAACAATTTAAAAATGATAAAAACAATATATATAATGAATTTTTATATCCATCAAAAAAAACTATTAATTTTTTTAATAAAGTATATTGGGAATCTAGAAAAAATGTAGATTGTGTAACCGGAAAATCATTACATTTTAAAAATAAAACACTCGTTGAACAAAAATATAAACCGTGTAGTCACTTAATTGCAAATGATATTTTACTTACATTAAAAAAAAGAAAAAATATTATATTTGAAACAACGGGTATTACATTTCCATTTTGGATTTTTAAACAATATCCAAATGATTTGATGAATTATAATTTAATAATAGCATGGTCAGTAGTAGATATATGTGACTTATATAATAGAAATAAATTTAGGACTTTGTCTACTATTAAATCATTTATTGAAACATTTGCAGACAATGCACCAAGATTACCAGATATTAGAAAAAAAAATTATAAAAGAAATTTAATAAATATAATAGATACATACAAAGAATTTGTTAAATATCATGGCAATAGATCATTATCTAAATTAAGACTTTTGTTATTTGATAATAGAGGTAAATCATCAAAAAATTTGTACGATAGTTATATTAATAATGATAAAACAGGATATAATGAAATATTAAAATATAATATTCATAATAATTGTCATGAAAAAAATACAACATTTACATTACCACTATCTAGAAAATCGTCACCATCTAGAAAATCGCCACTATCTACTACATCACCACCTAGTAAATTATCAGTATCTAGTAAATCGTCACCATCTAGAAAATCGCCACTATCTACTACATCACTACCTAGTAAATTATCAGTATCTAGTATATCGTCATCATCTAGAAAATCGCCACTATCTAGTAAATCACCACCTAGTAAATTATCAGTATCTAGTAAATCGTCACCATTTAAAAAATCTTCGCCATCATTACATAGTGAATCTTTTTCTATAAATGAAAAAATAATTCCCAAAGTCACAAAATTTACAAACCCTCGACCATCATTACATAATATGACAACGAGAAGTGAAGTAAAAAAACAATTGTCTATGATAAGAAAATAATCATTAATCAGCTTTTTTCATATTTTCAATATTTATTATTCCTTTTGGACAATTAATATTCATACAATTTGGTTTTACACATTCTTTTCTTAATTTACTTTTACAATATTTATTATCACAATTTGGACATAAACAATCATGTTTTTTTAGAAAAAAATTAGGACATTTTTCATTAATACATTTTTGTAATTTGCATTCTTTTTCACCTTTTAATTTAGCTACATTATAGCATTCATCATTTGTACAATTTGGACAATAACATAATGGAATATTTTCATGATTTTTATAATTATTTTCATGAATCCATATGTTACATATCCATTTATCTCCTTTTTTAATAACTGTCCCGGTATGTTGAGATAATTCATGAAAATCAGAATTATTATAATTGATATTCCTAAATAAAATTGCCATACCTTTTTTAGGTTTGATATGTTTATCGATTTTTGTAAAATATGTACTACCTCCTTCTAAATTATCATTCAAATAAATTAAGAAAGTATATACTCTTTGTCCTGATGCACCATTCATATTAATTTTAGCATCAATATCAGTTGAATTACATGCATCATAATGTGGATTATAATATCCGCCTTTTTCATAATTAACAACTTGTATTTTTTCTTGATTAACTACTGGGAATTTAGTAATAAAAGATGCAATATTTTCTAATTTATCAATTGTTTTTCTTAATTCAATTTCTGTTGTTGAATCTTTATCTAACCATGCTGTTTTACTAATTCTTATATTTGGATCAGCTTCTTTTTTTGTAAACCCATCCTTATAAACTATACTTTCTTTTAAATCTTTTTTGGAATTTTTAATTATACAATTACATTCATCATCGGTTAAAACATCATAATATTTTGTAATTTCATAATCTTTTACTTTTATTTTTTCTTTTTTTAAACTATTTATAAATTTATCTACATTTTGTGAATTATACTTTATTTTATTTGTAAATAAATAAATAATTAAAGCAATAAATGCCAATATTAACAAAATTGCGACAATATTTACATAATTAATATTTGTAATATCAATCATTATTTATATTATTAGTAAATAAAATTATATTATATAAAAAAACTTAAAAAAAAAATGAATAATTAATATAAATAGGAAAAATAAAAATGGAATTTTGCGATAATTGTTCGAATATGTTATATATTTGTAATGATGAAGAAAATAACTTACTTAAATATTGTAAACATTGTGCTTTTGTTAAAAAAGAAGTTGAAAGTAAGTGTATTAAAATAACAGAAACAAAATATTCACAAGATGATTTATTATATTATCAAAATATTAATAAATATCTTCGTCATGACCCTACTTTAAGAAGAATTAGAGATGTTAATATTACATGTAAAAATACTGAATGTGAAATTGAAAAAGATAAACAACAAATTTTATACATAAAATATGATACTAAAAATATGAAATATTTCTATGTATGCGACCATTGTGGATATATATGGCGTGAAAATAATTAAGAATTAAATATTAATATTATAGAAGAATGTTTATTATTACAAATGATATATTAAAAGATGATTCGATATTTTCTAATCCAAATATATATGTTGATTATAATGCTGGATATATATATCAGATATTAAAACAAGAAGAATTAGATAAAATAGAAAATACTTATAATTTATTTACAAATAACAAAGATTTGGTTTTAATAACTACAATTTATATTTTTTTAGTTTTTATAGTAATATTATTTCCAATTATTAGAAGATTTTTCAATAATTCATATAATACACTATTATTTACTACACAAATTTGTAAATTTATTTATATACTCAAAATACTAATTTAAAAAAATATGATTTTATATAAATATTATTTAAATAAATAATATTAGAATGTATTTATTTATAGATACTGAAACAAATGGACTACCAAATATGACAAATATAAGATATGGTGATTATCCTTTGTATACAAATATTAATAAATATGATACTGCGAGAGTTATACAATTAAGTTTTATGTTATGTGATGAAAATTTAAATGAAATAGAAATGCATGATTATATCATTAAAAGAGAAAATTTTGAAATAACTAACTATGAATTTCATAATATTACAAATGAAATATCCGATAATGGTAAAAAATTCGATGATGCTTTTGATATATTACTTGATACATTAAAAAAATGCAAATATATTGTTGCGCATAATATTAATTTTGATATTAATGTTATTAGAAGTGAGTTTCATAGACGAAATAAACTAGACTATATTACAGAAATAAATAAATATGAACAAATTTGTACAGTTAAAAAGTTTAAATTTATTGTGAAAGCAAAAAATAGATATAATAAAATTAAAGACCCTAGTTTAAAAGAATTATATCATTTTGCATTTAATAAAGACATTGAACATGCTCATAATTCTAAATATGATGTTATTAATTTACATATGGCAGTAAAACATTATTTTGACAATGATATAATTAAAGAATTAAAATAAAAAATGATATAAATATTAGATATACTTAAAAATAAATAATGTCAACAATGTCAATTATTAATAATAAACTACCTAAAGTTATTTCTCTTACTGATACTTATAATAAAGTAAACGATAAGAAAATATCTAAACCAATTATGACAAAATATGAATTTAATCAAATTATTTCACAAAGAACTACAATGTTAGCACATGGTGCTATTCCTTTAATAGATGTTAGTAATTTTAAAGTTAAAAGTAATATTGAATTAAGAGAAATTGCTTTAAACGAATTACAACAAGGAAAAATCCCTTTTATTATAAAAAGACCATTGCCGAATAATAAATTTGATTTATATAGAGTTAAAGATCTGGATTTAGTTGCTGTTATTCATATGTTTAGATAATTAAATATTGTACAAGATGTAGCATATAAAAATGTTCCCCATAATGTATCTTTAATAGCAATATTTATTGTATAATTTTCATAAATAGATATACTTGTGAAATTATAAATTCCATATATAAAAAAACCTACTAATCCCGAATAATATAATGATTTTAATATATAATTTATTTTTTTTTCTTTTTTATTAATATAATTACTACTAAATGGTATTGCTAAAAAAAATATACTTGTAAATACTAATATATATGCAATAAGTGCATATGTTATATTTACTTTCATGTCTGTTTTTTGAACTAGTTTAGTAACATTTGCATAATTTTTAGCATTTATCAAATAAATCCAAATAAATTCTGCAATAATAATGTAAAAAATAGTTATAATATATTTTATATAATTTTCCATCTATAATAATAAATGAAATTAAAAAATAAAGACATATGTCTTTGTATATTATATCTTTTGATTTGTTTATTAATTGCTCTTATTATCTATTATACTTATAAAATATTCACAACGAAAAAAAAATATATAGAACCTTTTCAAAATAGTATTGAATATTTAACTTCACAAAAGGTTACTGATTTTTTAAATAGAGATTATGATAGTTATGTTAATAATTTATCAAGATTTGATTTAATTGCAAGAAAAGTTGATACTAATAATGAATATATACAAAAAATATCAAATTGTGCAAAAGATTTTACTGAAACTCAAAAAAATATTATTAATAATTGTTGTGAAAAAGCTGATGAATTTTTAAAACAGTATAATGATTTATTAGATGGGAAAGAAATTGCTAAACTTAATTGGAAATTTGCTTTAACAGATAAACAAAATGGATTTGAATATGAAGATGGTCTCCCACATACAAGAAGTGATATTATATTTTTTAGTGATAAAATGATACCTGAAACTGAAACACCTGATTTAGTTAATACTTTAATACATGAAAAAATTCATGTATATCAAAGACAACATGAAACGGATGTTGATGCTATTTTATCTAATATATCAAATTCTGATAAATTAGATAATTCTGATAAATTAGGATTTCATAAAATAGTTTATTTTAATCCTAAAAAAAGAGCAAATCCTGATTTAAATAAAAATACATATAAAAATCCTAAGAATGAAATAATGCAATGTTATTATAACTCAGATAATCCAAATTCTATACAAGATGTAACATGTTTGCATAATAATAGTATTAATGAACATCCATATGAATTTCTAGCATATACTATTGCAAATAAATATAATGACTATTTAATGAAAAAATATATAAATATATAATTTTTAATATTTATATTATGGAACATATAATAAATCAGGCTCCTGAGAATATATCTGATGATAAAATTATGGAAATTTATATTAAAAATAGTAGTAATGTGATAGATACTTTAGTTGAATTATGGGATATTAAAGAAGAAAAAAAAGAAGTTTCTGAAGAACAACAAAAATGGAATGAAATTAGAGAAACTTGTGATTTGTTTGATAATGAAATGTATAACCAAATTAAAGGCAATCGTGATAAACCAGTTGAAAATAAACCCTTAAATAATATTCCTATAACATCTTGTGATGTACCTGAAGCATCTTGTGATGTACCTGAAGCATCTTGTGATGTACCTGAAGAATGTTGTGAGTGTACTTGTACTTATGATAATGATATAAATGAACAAAGTATAAATTAAAAAAGTACATATTTCTTATTTTTAATAAATTATAAAATTAATTTTTATTTTTTAGTTTTTTTCGTGATATGTACTTTTTTAACTTTTAGTTTTTTAAGTTTATCTTTTTCTTTTGTTTTTGCCTTTTCTTTTTTAAGTTTTTCTTTTGCCTTTGCCTTTTCTTTTTTTATTTTTTTTTTTAATTCATCAATTCGTTTATTATTTTTTTCAATATTATTTTTGTTTTTAGTTTTATTTTTTCTTAACTTTTTATTTAATTCTCTAATCTTTTCTATTTTAACTAAATAAATTACTAATTTAGTAGAACCCCCCCGTCTAAAAGGATGAAAACGAGGAGGAGGATGACAATTATAGTTTTTACTACAGTCATATGGTTTATAATTCTTAAATTTATTTTTTAATTGACTCAACAAGTTTATTATGTCTTCTTCCGCGTTCGAAGATTTATCAAGGCAACAACTTATAAATTCATTAACATACGGAGGTAAAGGAAGTCCACTTTGGCGTGTTCTTTTTGAAAAATAGTATGTTAATGTATCGATCAAATTTATTATTATATATTTGCTATCTTCTTTTCCACAACAAATTAAAACTTCTTTATTTGCTATATATACTTTTTTACCCTTTAGTGAATTATCTGGACATGTTAAATGTAAACCACCATATCTATTATTTTGAGTAAATAAACTAAAATGAAAATATTCAACACTGGTATGAGGATTGCTTATTTTTATAATAATTCTGCCTGATTGTTCTGCACTTGCTGTAATTCCTCGAATTCCAGACTCGTTCAAATCAGTACTAATAAATTGAGCTATATTCAAATCTAATGCATCATATACGGTTGCAATAGCATCTTGATTATTATCATCAAACATTAATAAATCTTTATATTGATCTTTATAAGAAGTAACAGAACTTGCATTTCTTCGCATAGGAGGCATTATTAATTTATTATGTTCTAATAAATAAAAACAATATTTTTACAGTTATATAAGAATAATCATATACAAAAATATATAAATGATACAAAATAATGATAAATACCATATTAATATCAAAACAATACAAGCAACTATCTTTAAACAAGTAATAGATGCTTTAAAAGATATATTAATGGATGTAAATTTAGAAATAGATGAAACAGGAGTTAAAATAATAGCAATGGATAATACGCATGTAGTATTAATTCATTTGAAATTAGAAGCTGATAAATTTGAAGAATATTATTGTGAAAAAAAAAGATATATTGGGGTTAATATGTTAAAATTACATATGTTAATTAAAACAATAGGTACAAATGATTTATTAAATTTATATATAGAAAAAGAAGATGAAAATAAATTAGGAATTAAAATAACAAATAATGAAAAAAATGTAGAAACAAATTATAAATTATCAACAATTGATATTGATGTTTTAGATGTTACAATACCTCCAGCAAATTTCAGTACATCAATAACAATGCCGTCATCATATTTACAAAAAATAATAAGAGATATGCATAATATATCTGATTTTATTGAAATAAGAAACATAGAAAAATCTTTAATATTAAAATGTAAAGGTGATTTTTGCTCTCAAGAAACTATATTAGGAAGTGAAAAATCGCAAAATATAACAATAGAAAAAAATGAAAACGATGAAAATACAGATGAAGATCAAGAGATAATACAGGGTATTTTTAGTTTAAAATATTTATTAATTTTTACAAAATGTACAAATTTATGCCCAACCGTAGAAATATATTTGAAAAATTCTTATCCAATCATACTTCGTTATAGTATTGCTTCATTGGGAGAAATCAAACTTTGTTTAGCACAACAGGATGTTGATGTTAATTAGTTTTATTAGTTAAAACTTCGATATTTTTTTTTTTTAAATAATGTTTTATTCTTTTATTTAAAACCTTGTTAATAAATTCATCGAAAATAGTATAAATAAAAGGAATAATAATATCATTTATAACTTCTTCACCAAGAAAAGCACTAGCTGCAAGAAGTAAACCATTATTAAATTGTATTTTATCATATTTATCATTTAATTCAATATAATTATTATTAATAATATCTTCGTCATTATCTAATTCTGGATCGTCACACGGAATAAATTTTCTTGTATAATTTAAAGCAATATAATCATTATTTTCTACATTTGGATATGCTTTAATATAATAAACGGTGCATTGGTCTGCAAGTAATTTTTTAATATAATTTGGTTTATCAATATAACAAACAAATTTATAAATTAATTGTTTATCACTTTCATAAATAAGTGTTTTTTCTACATTTAATTCAATAATGATATCTTTAATTTTAGGTATAATTGTTTTATCAATATATTCATTAAAAGTAATAAATTTTTTTAAGTCATCAATATTAAATTTTTTAGCAATTAAATACTTATTCGTAGTATCATCTAATTTAGATATGGTATCTTTGTCATTAAAATCAAAAATTTTAGAAATAAATTTAGTAGAATTGAAATATTTTTTAATACTGTTTAAATCTGTTTTCACAAGCATTGGTGTAACATTATACATAATTAAATACTAATAATATACTATTAAATAGTAGTGTTTTTTTATATAGATTTAAATTTTAATAATTTTATTTTCTAAATGAACAATATTGCTAGTAGCTTTTATTTTAAAATCTAATTGATAATCAAATGAACAATTATGATATGTATAAAATAAGTGTTTATTACAATAATAATTATTGCATTTACATTTAGAAGTTAGTATATCTAAAGTTTTCAGTTTTTTATTACAAAAATTACAATATATTTTATTATCCATAATAATAAAATATATTAAAAAAATCAATTTTTATATTAATTTATCTAAATTAGTTTTTAAAGAATTATATATATTTAATACATTAATTCCAGTATATTTATAAATAATGTCATATTTTTTAAGCATAATATATATAATTAAAATAATTATGATAAATGTATATATTAATAACATAAAATCATTTAAATTCATTTTAAACTCTATATTAGGATACGAAAATATATTTAAAAAAATGATAATAAAATATTTATAATATAATTTAAAATGAATTTAAATGAATTAATAACAGAAAATACAAATATAATAGAAATATATTTAAAAAATAATAAAATTATTAATAACAAATTAGATATTACTTTAGAAAAAAATAAAATAGATAAAATATTGAATAAATATAAATTTAAACACGAAGTTAGTTATACACTATATAATAAAAAAAATTTATTATTACTCTATGATATGACTAATGATAGTCAAATAGTATTTGAAAAAAATTTAGAGAATTATAAAGAATTTGATAAATATATAATATTTAGTTATGATGAAAAGAAATTACCACCATATTTGTTCGGATGTGATAATAATATAGATAATAATTGTATATATAAAATAAAAGAATATAAAATAAATAACAGAATTTCAATAATAAATAAAATAGAAAATAATAAAGATTCTATATATATTCATTATAAACATGACAAACATGTAGATTTGGAAAAAAATGAAAATATCATTAATGATATAATTAAAAATATTATATAATTAAAAATATTATATAATTAATATTTAAGAAGATGTATTTAAAAGTTTTAATAATAGTTACAATCTTGATTATATTTATGTTATCAATATATTATGTTGAATATAATAAAACTTTTTTTATCAAAAATGATATAGAAGCATTTTTAATTAATTTAGATTATAGAAAAGATAGATTAGAAAGATTTAAAAGAACATATAATTTAAAAAATATAAAATGTTCATTAGTAAAAGCGGTAGATGCAAAAAAAATAGATATTGAAAAATTAAAAAAGAATAATTTAATTGGCGAATACGGATTAGATACATTAAAAAAGGAAAAAAGAACACATCATCATCAATTTAATACAATGGGAGCAATCGGTTGTTATATGAGTCATATAAAAACATGGCAAAAAATACTTAAAAGTCAATGTAAATATGGTTTAATATTTGAAGATGATATAGAATTTAATAATAATATGACAGAGAATATAATATGTAATTATATTTCAAAATTGCCAAATGATTGGGATATATTATTATTAAGTAAAAATAGAGTAACAATGTATAATGTAAAAGATAATTTATATAAAATAAAAAAATTCATATGTCTTCATTCATATATTATAAATAAAAAATCTATTCCAAAGATCATACAAAATATAACACCAATTAATCAACAAATCGATTTCAAATTATCGTGTTTAGCAAATCAAAATATAATAAATGTTTACTTATTTAATGATTTAAATAACGAATTATTTTATAAACAATATGCATCAAATACAAATATACAAACATCAACAATTAGAGGTGCAAGTTGGGATTTAAATTGTAATATTTAATTTAATTATATAAAAAATATATAATTAAAAGTTATATAATGCAAGAAAATAAATATTTAGAAATAATATTTAAAGAAAATTTATTAAAAATAGATTCACATAATTATAAAGAATACAGATATACATTTAGTGAATTTGTAAAATTATTAGATAAATATATATTTAAAACCCCTTCATTTCAATCTGTTTTAAATGATGATAAAATTAATGAAATGATATTTTCTTACAAAAATAATCCAGAATTTTTCAATTTTAAGAACAAAATAGTATTATGTTATATACCATCAAACGAAAATAATATATATATAATGGACGGACAACATAGAATTGAAATGATAAGAGGATTAAATGAGTTAAATTACGATGATTATATCAATATATGTTGTTATATAATAAATGATGAAGAAAAAATAAAATTATTATATGATGAATTGAATAAAGATTCGTATAAAAATATGAATTATGTTTTTTTAGATGATTTTAGTAAAGATTTACATAATAAATTTGTTGATTATTTAAAAATAAATTATAGTTTTTATTTTGAAAAAAGACAAAAAAAGGAAGCATATAAAAAAACAATAACCGAATTTTTAAATGAAATAGAAGAAACAAATTATTTATTAAAATTTGATAGTTTTACAAAAATGAAAGAAGATTTTGAAAATGCAAATTTTACATATAATTATTTAATTAAATACAAAGTTTTGTTTTCAAATAATGATAAAATATTTTATAAAGAAGAGCATAATAGTGTTAATAACGGTATAGTATTTACTTTGAAAAACAATAATTTTATAGATTATTTATTAAATAGAAATACAATTCCTCATCATAAATTTAAAAAAGAGAAAAAAAGAATTACAAAAAAATTAAAAAAAGAGGTTTGGATAAAAGAATATGGTGAGAAAAAGGAAGGCAAATGTCCATATAAAAATTGTAAAAATAATATATATGAGAAAGATTATAGTTGTGGTCATGTAATTTCAGAATATAATGGTGGTGAAACCACTATAAATAATTTACGACCGATGTGTTATGGATGTAATAATAAATTAGGAAAAAGAAACTGGGTATAATAAAAAATGATTTAATTAAGAATTCTTAAAAATAAAATGGAAGAATTTATAAAAGATATAACAAAATTATTTATGATAAATAATTGTTGTTATCATAATAATGAAGATGAAAAAAAAAATATTATAATTAAAGAAAATGATAGTAAATGGAAAAATTATAGAGGATTGATAGGTATTCATAGTAATGAAATAAATAAAATATACAAAGATTTAGAATATAATATGGAATTTAAAAAAGATAATAATCCTAAAACACCACGAAGAGTTCCTGTTTAATCTTTAATAATAACTTTATTATTAAATGTAACACATTTTTTATTTTTTTTACATATTTCATAATTAAATGTAATATCTTCTAATTCACAATCTAAATCATTAACAGTATTTTCATCAATTTCATAATATTGATTATCGATCTTGAATTTATTATCCTTCATTAATTCATATAAATATTCCTCATCAAGTAATACTTCAGAATCTCCTGTACCACAAGGTGCTAATTGACCAAGCATAACATTTGCAGATACACCATTTACATTATCATATTCTGCAAATATACTTGCATTAATCAACATATCAGTTGTTTCTTCAAAACTTGATTTGGCAAGAGGTCCAATATCACCCCTATTAATACCATGTCTATCAATAGACATTAATTGTCCTTTATAAGTCATTGTATCAATTAATAGAGATAAGTGTCTATAATTCATAGCATCTTCACTAGTTACATAAATTAATTCATGATATAATGCTGTACGAGCGGCTTCAATACCTAATGTGTCATAAATTTCTCTAATATCATTTGATATAGTTCTAGTACTATCAGTATTAGGATTTGATAATATTTCAATTAAATTTGTACCATCAGTATCTAATACCCATTCAACAATATTATCAAATTTATTTGTATCATAATTATATTTAGTATATTTCTTTTTATTTAATGATACTTTTTTAATACCTTTATAACCTTTTAATAATACTTGATGTACTATATTATGTTCTAATGCTTTAATTGCAGCCAATTGATCATTTAAATCAATATCTTTGATTACTTGATCAATTATTTTAATTCGGAAAATACATTCCTCAGCATTATCATCGCTATAAATTGCTTCAATTGTTTTTTCATATGTTGTATTAAGTTTAGTATATATATCAATCATTCTCAAACCATGTTGTTTTAATTTTTCTTTATCAAATTTCATTCTAATAATCCATGGAGAAGTTGATGTTAATTGATTAATAAATTCAAATTCTTTATAAACATTTAATAGACCTTTATCTTGTTTAATATTTGTCGAATATTGATTATCGCTTTTATCCCAATATATTTCACTAGAATCTAAAATATCATATAATTTTGTAATTTCAATTGAATTTTTAATATTCATTGCTGATATTTTAGTTTTTCCAATATTAATATCATCATTATCTAAACCTTCTTCATTAATTACAGGATTAGATGTTTTAGCAATATCATTCTTCATATAAATTAATAATGTAGGTGTTTTGGTTTTTTTTGTTGCACTTAAGATTTCTTTTAATCTAGGAACACCACTGGTTGCTTTCACTGCAGCTGCAGTACCAGAAACATGAAATGAATCTAATGTCATTTGTGTACCCATTTCACCAATAGTTTGTGCTGCAACAATACCAACCATTTCACCAGGTTGAGCAATTGCTTCATTAAAATATTGTATAATTTGTGAAACAATATTATCAAATATATCTTTTGTAAAATGATAAGTCATAATTAATTTTTTAGGATTTAAATGATATCTTAATAAAATTCCTAAAAATTTAGTACCTTGTTCACTATTTTTAATATATAATGTATCAATTAATTTTTCAATATTTTCAAGAATATATAGTGGTTTTAAATCACTCTTAATTGATTTAACCTTAATTGATTTTAATTTTTTATCAGCATTATTAATAATTCTATCAAATGGTATGGGATAATTAATAGACTTATTTTTAGTATAATTGAAAATATATTTTATTAAATAATCTCTATCATCAAGAATATTATTATAATGTTCAGTACATTTTGTATATGTATTTGCTAATACTTCTTTATTTGATTTTGTTGTTAAATAAGTAGATAATTTATCATTTTTACGCAAATGAAATATATTTTCAATAATTAATGGATCCATATCTATATAAGAAATAAATTGATTTTCAATTTTACATCCATCCATACCATCTTCTCCATATATAAATTGTATAATAGAACCACTTGCATTTCTAACAGTATTATCATAATAAACTTTAGCATCCTCCATTGCTTTAACTAACCGTCTTTGAATATAACCTGTTTCAGAAGTTTTTACAGCAGTATCAATCAAACCTTCTCTACCACCCATAGCATGAAAGAATACTTCTTGTGGTGTTAATCCAGAAATGAAACTATTTTCAACAAATCCTCTTGCTTCAGGACCATCGTCATATTTTGTGTAATGTGGTAATGTTCTATCAGTAAAACCATATGAAATTCTTTTACCATCAACATTTTGTTGACCAACACAAGCAATAATTTGAGCAATATTTGTTTCTTTACCTTTTGAACCTGATTTAACCATATTAATCATTCTATTAGTCTTTTCATCAATTTGACTTAATCCTATTTTACCAACTTGATTGGTTGTTTCATTTAAAATACCAATTAATTCTCTTTCAATAAAATCTTCATTATTGAAAATACTATTATTTTCAATAAAACCTCTACGAGTATTATCTAATTTAGTATATGCTTTTTCTTTCATTTCTTTAATTTTCATTTTTAAATTCATTTCAGTTTCTTTATCTGTTACTAAATCACTAATTCCAACACTAAAACCAGCAGTTAATAACCATCTACAAATTAATCTTTGTGTATTATCAAGAAACTTTTGAGTTTCAAATGGTCCATAATCATGATAGATAATAGGAATTAAACCTGATGATTTACTATGAAATATACTTTTATCTAATGAATCTGATTCTTCTAAATATTTACTATTAGTAATAGTTACTTTTTTTTCAGCTTTATTTTTTCTATCAATATTTAATCCAGGTGGTAAAATGTATGAATAAGTTTGTTTTCCAGTGTAATTATAATTTTTATCACATTTTTCTAATACACCTGTAAAATTACTATTAATCATTTGTAAATTTGCTAGTGTTTTATCCTTAATTTTGATATTATCCTTTGTTAATCGAAATGAACCAAGAAGAGTATCTTGTACAATTTCAATAATTGGTTTTCCATCTCTTGGTGCAATAATCATATAAGGTACTGCAGCAATATCTTTTAATTCAGACATTGTTTCAATACTTTGCGGACAATGTAAATTCATTTCATCACCATCAAAATCTGCATTATACGGTGGTGTATCTAAAACATTTAATCTAAATGTTTGATAAGGCATGATAATTACTTTATGACACATCATAGACATTTTATGAAGAGATGGTTGACGATTAAATAAAATATAATCACCATCTCTTAAATGTCTGTGAACAACATCTCCATATTTTAATTCATCAATAATTTTTTCAATATTTGCATTTTTTAAATTAATTGTAGTAATTGTATCATTATTTTTTTTAACTAATTTTGCTCCTGGCCAAACATCTGGTCCATTTTCAATTAATTTTTTCATTTCTTCAATATTATATTGATTAACAATTTCAGGAAATGTTATATTTACTGCAATTTTAATCGGAACACCTAATTCATCAATACTAATATAAGGGTCGGGTGTAATAACAGAACGTGAAGATTGATCAACCCGTTTTCCATTTAAATTACCTCTTATTCTACCTTCCTTCTTTTTCATTCTATCAGAAACTGATTTCAATTTTCTCCCATTTCGTTGTTGTGAAGGAGCGAGACCTGGAATTTGATTATCAATAAATGTAAATACATGATATTGTAATACCATTGTAATTAATTTAATTGTTTCTTCTGATGTTCCTTTTGCAATCTTATCATAAATATTATTATTGATTTTTATAATTTCACTTAATTTATGTGTTAAATCATCTTCTCTTCTTTGACCATTTTCTTCGATAATACTTGGTCTTACTGATGGTGGTGGAACAGGTAATACAGTACAAATCATCCATTCCGGTCTATTCCATATAGGATTAAAACCCATTAATTCCATATCGCTATCAGTAATTTTTTGAAATATCTTTAATACATCTTCTGCGGTGAATTCTAATAGAATATCTTCTTCTTTTTCTTCATCATCTGTTTTTTTTTTATTTTTCCATTCTGCAATAATTTTCATCGAACCTTCTTTGGTATATTTACTGGGTTGTTTAGTTGAACATCCGCATGTACCATCATCGCCACAAAACTTGAATTTTGTATTTGAAATATTTTTATTGCATAACTTCGAATAAGTATCCCATCTTTTTTGATTATTTTTAATTTGTAATATTTTTTTGATATCATTTCTGATATTTTCGTCTGTAGTATTTTCGGATATTAGTAATTTTGAACATTTATAACAAATACATTTTAATATTTTTCTTGTAATATCGAAAAACATTGCATGAAAAACGGGTTTTGCTAACTTAATATGTCCAAAATGACCGGGGCAAAATACATTTTTTTGTTCACATGTTGCACATAATCTATTATGTTCTAATACTCCAAGACGAGAATCAAATAAACCACCAATGATTGGTTCACTACCGGCATAAGTGTCCGTTTTAGTAATTTCAACAACAGACCTTTTCAAAATTTCATCAGGACCAAGAACACTGAATTGAATACCTTTCACATTTTGAATATCAATTTTCTGATTAGTGTAGTTTAATTCAGGATATATCGACATTTATTTATTAGTTTCTTATATATTAGTTACTTTTAAATATAAAAATTTAAAATAATCATTTTTTTTATTATATAAAATATTAATTATTTATAGAGTTAATAATTAATGATAAACATTAATTCAATAGATAGTTCTATAAATCATTTGAATAATTTATTAAATAAAGATTATGTTAATACTACTGAACTAAATACAACAGATTATCTAAAAGATAACTATTATATACATATTGGATATTATTATGAAAAAGAATTATTCGAAGAATTAATTCATAAATATTACGATAAAAATGAAAATATTTTTAGTTATCAAGAAATTGATTCATATGTAATAAATAATAGTATATCATATTATAATAAGTTTTATATTGACAATCCACATAACGATTATTTCTTAAAAGATATAAAAGTAGTCGACAATACTGATTTATCTAAAAATAATGTATGTGATTTAAATATATCAAAATTACTTAATAAGAAATATAATTTTTATTTATTTAAACTTGAATTTATTAGAAATTTATACTATTATATATCAACTAAAGATTATATTGATAAATATGAATATGAAAATAATTTATATTATTTTGAAATACCAACAAAATATTTTATTTCTCATAGAAACAATATTGTTAAAAATAGTTATAATAATTTTGTAAAATTTAAAGTTAAAGTTTATAACAAAAAATTAAATATTATATTTGAAACTAATAATAATATCACAAATAATTTAATTGAAACAATAAAACCTATTTTAAATTATCATATTAATTTAATTACTAACGATACAATATTAAAACTAGGTAATTTGAATAAATATGAAAAAATTAAAAAATATGCTGAAGAAATAGAAAAAAAATATGATAATATAAGATTTGAATCAAATATTAAAATATTACAATATTTACACTATAAAACTCAAAGTATATATACCGAAAAATTTATAAGTAATTACTTAAATATTATAATAACTAATTATAAATCTTTTGATTCTATTAAAAAAGAGAATATTACAACATTTGATACAAATAATGATAATGATAATGATAATACTTTAAATGATATTGTAATTAGTGATCCCAATGAAAAATTTGAAGACGATAAAGAAATTAATATTATAAATAATAATAAAGAGGATGATAATAATAAAATTGACAAAAATATTATAAAAGATAATAATAGTGATATATTATTCGATGATATTAATGAAAAAAATACTACATTTGATAAAGAAAAAAAATTAAATACTTATAAAAATATTATTTTATCCTTAATAATATTTTTATCTATATTATCACTAATTATTGTAACATATTTAATTATTAAAATACTATATAATGATTTTAATTTAATTGATTTCATATTATCATTTGTTATAACTATTTTAATAATTACGATTTTAATGTTAATAATTTTATATAGTAGTGATGAATATTTAAAAAAATTTTTTTTTTTGAATAAAGAACATTTCACACAAGATACACAATTTAGCAGATCACAATTAAATGCTGTATTTGATTTATTTGATAAAGTAAATGATATTCCTCCTACAGAAGTATTAGAACCAAGAAGTATTGAAACAGAACAAACAAATGAAACAGAAAATATTGAAACAACAGAAAATATAGAAACAAAAATAAATGATGAATTACAACAAAGTTTTGAAAATATTAAAATTACTCAATTAAATATAAATGATACCAAAGAGGAATTAATTGATTTAACTATAGATTCTGAAGATTTTAATAACAAAATAGAATATGAAACAATGAGATTTCAGAATCTTGAAGATAGTAATAAATATAATGAAGAGGAATTAAAGGGAAAACAATATAATTCAATTAAACAAGAAAGTGATATAACACAAAAAAAAAACCTTATTGAAGATTTGAGAAAGGAAAGAGAAGTTATAAATGAAAATTTTACTAATTATATCAAAAATGCTAATATGTTAGAAGAAGATTATAAAAATACAATTACAGATATTGATCAAAAACTTAAAAATATGGATTCTTTTAATAAATATAAATATATTGATATTGAAAATTTATTAGATACAACCAATTATCAATTTGGTAGTGAAATTAAAGATATAACAAATAATCATAATACTACAAATCAAGAAGATGATAAATATATGTCTTATAACGAAGAAGAAATCACCAAATACAATTATATAAATGATATAGATGATTTAAATCAAGTAATAAAAGGTTATAAATTAGAAAAATATATTCAAATTAAAGATAATTTACTAGATATAAATATAGATATTCAAAAATTAAATCAGCAAACATTGGATGAAATAAGAAATGCTAATTTAACAAACCAAATGGATATTGTTATGGAAAAATTAGAAACAACAAAAAAATTAATAGAATTGAGTAAAATGATTGCAGCCATTAATATGAATAAAAAAATAAATATACAAATTGAAATTGAAAGCGAAGAAGATAAATTAAATAATTCAATAAGTGAATATAGAAATAATTATGAAGATATCGTTGCATTAAAAAATAATATTAATAGTGATAATGAACTTAAAAATAAAATCAAAAATGATATTGATTTATATGTAAAAAGTATTGAAACCATATCAACTAATATGTTAAAATTAAATAAAAAAATTGAATACGATGAAAAAAAGAGAACAGATTATACTAAATATTATGATTATACTTTCGATAAATTAAAACAAATTAATATGGATAAAATAGAAAAAGATTTATTACAAAAAGAAAAAATTAAAAATTTAGAATTATATGAAATGAATAATTTGGAACTTTTTGATAGCAAAATAGGTATGGAAATAGTAAATAATAAATATAAAATAAATACAGATAATAAAGAATTATTTAAAATTAAAGAATATAAATTAGAAATAGATAATAAATATAAAAATATAAAATTTAATTATGAAAAACAAATAGAATATTTTACTAAATTACAAAAAGAAAATGTTAAAGACGAGTTATTCAGAATGAAAATTGAAACAAAAAAAACAACGATAGATAGTAGCAATAAAATAAATGAAGAACATCGTATAAAATATAAAACTGAAATTAAAAATTTTAATGAAATATTAGAAAAAGATATTAATACTCAAAAAAATACTAAAAAAAATCTACTAATATTGAAAAATAGTTTAGAAACTAAAAATCAAAATAAAAGACAATTAGTATTAAATATCGAAGAATTAAAATATATAGATACTGATGAAAATAGTGATAAATATAAGAATGAAATTTTCAATTTAGAAAAATTAAATTTAGAAATATATAATTATACAATGGAATTTAATAAATTTGATTTAAAAAATGAACAACTAATTGAAAAAATAAGAAATAATAAAATAGAAATAGAAAAAATAGAAAATAGAAATCGGAAAAGTAACAAATTGTATAATAATATGATTAATAATAATAAAAAAGAGTATGAATTATTAGTGATTCAAGAAAATTTTAATTTAAGAAAAAGAAATTTATTACTTATTGAAGTAAGTAAAATAATAAAAGAAATTAATGATGATAAAGAAAATATTATATTGATCATGAATAAAAAAGTAGAACTTATTAAAAAATTTAATGATAATTTCAAAAATAATTATGATATATTATTAACTGATAAAACAATATTAGAAAAACAGAAAAATAATAATAATAAAAATCTAGAAAATATTTTAGAACAAACATGTTTATTATTTAATAAAGTTGATAATAATATTACAATAAAATGCGACAAAAAAAATATTGAAGAAATAAACTTAAAAATCAATGAATTATTAGAAAGTGACTTAATTAAAGATGATATTCTTAAAACTAAATTAATTAATATTAAAACTAACAATACATTGATTAATGAGAATGCAGTTTATATTACAATGTTAATATTTAAATATGAATTAGATATTAATACAAATATAATTAAAAATATTGTAAACGAAATAGATGTTAATGATTTAGAAATTAATTTAAATAATTCTAAAATAGATAAATTAGAATTTAACATATTATATAAGAATGTTTTTAAAGCTACATTGGATAATGAGAACAAAAGAATCAAAAAAGTAATAAAAAATTTATTAGATAAAAGATTAGAATATAAAAAAGAGTATCAAAATACCGAAGATATACTAGATAATTATAATATAAAAAAAAAATTAGAAAATGAAATAAATAATATAAGTAAAAATATAGATTATAATAAAAAAAAAGAAGAAGATTTTACAAAACATATTACAAATGTTATGAACGAAATAAATAAATTAAATAAACAATTTTTAAAGATAAAAGATGAATTAAATTATGATACAAAAAAAATTGTTGATAAAAAATTTCAAAAAATTGAATTATTGACAAATAAATTTTCTGAATATTATACATTAATATCTAAATTTGTTGAATTTAAAGATAAATATAAAAATATCAATTTATCAAAATATATTTTTATACCAATTATTCTTGATGATACAAATAAAAAACAAATATATAATTTATTCAATGATAATGAAAAAGAATTCAAAAAATATATTAGTAACGACGCAAGATATCAAAATTTGAAAAATATGGTAGATAATATTACAAATATTGTTGTAATTGATAAAGATAATGCAATACAATATGCTAAAGTAGTAATGAAATTTAATTTAAATTATAATATGTTTGATAATAAAGAATTTAATATTACTCAATTTAAAATAGATATTATAGATACATTAAGTTCAACATTAATGATTGATAAAAAATTTATAAATATAATATCAATTAGCAATAATGAAAATATTTTATTAAATGTTAATATTGAAATAAATGAAAAATATACTTCACAACAAGAAATTGTAGATTTTTTGAAAAAACAAGTATCTAATAAAAATTCGGAACTTAAGAAGAATAAATATGGAAAAAATATTATAGAAATTATAAGTAATATTAAAGAAATTGAAAATTCTATTTTAAGTAAAACTGAATCTTGTGACGGGAATATAACAATGCCTAATTATATATCAGACATAAAAATAGAAGGAGACTATTTTGATGATATATTTAAATATTGTAATGTAGAAATACAAAAGAATGTATTATTATTGTATTTACCACTAATTACAAAAGATAGTGCATTAGATAATACATTATTAGATTATTCTATATATGGAAGAGAAGTTTATGAAGCAATGTGTAATGACGCATCTATAAGAAAAATATACAAAAATTATATTGAATTAGATAAAACTTTATTAAAAATTGATAATATTAATTTAATAGACAGACAGGAATATAGTATATCATTTATATCAAAATTAAATGAAACTAATCCCAATAAACAACATATATTATTTTCAAATGGACAAATATATCAAACATTTAATTTAACTTTGAATGAAAATAATGTAAATAAAATAAATTGGGAGTCTTATTATAATAATGAAAAACAAACATTTTATAATAATAATTTACTAACAATTGGATTTATGAATAAACATTTATATATTAATTTACCATGTTCAAATAATAAAGATTTTACTAGAATTACAGATGTTAATAGTGATAAGTTATATGTTAATGATAACGAATGGTGTCATTGGATAATAACTAAAAAAAATAATAAAATTAATATATATAAAAATTTAAATAAGGTTTTTGAACAAAATTTACAAGAAAATAGTATTGATAAAAATAGTTGTGATACTAATAGTAGTAAATATGATAAAAAAACATTATATATTGGTGGAGTAAAAACAGACTTAGATAGTAATACAACAATTTTAAATGATTTGGTATGTTATAAAGGAGGTTTAAAAGATTTTAGAATATATGAAATTGAACTAACATATGATGATATAAGTAAAATATTTATAAATAATTGTAATACTGAAACTAATAACACTAATATGATTGATAGAACATTTACTGAAAATCCGGAATTATCAGTAAATAGTTATATTGTAAATAGTGAATCATCATATACTGGAGCATTAACAACTGATACAGAAAATAAAGAAAGTAGTGAAAGAGATGAAAGAAATGAAGGAAATGTAAATGAAAAAATAGAATACAAAATATTAAATACTTATGATACA